AGAGTACAACAACATTGTACAAAGAGTATTGCCTCCAGAACCCATAGGCCAAGTATTAGAAGTTCCAAGCTATGAAGAGATAGCGATGGCTCTTGGCAAGGGAGAAAAAACAGGTGGAATAATTGGCGTTAACGTAACGCTTCCTGATGGAACTCCTGCATCGTCAAGGTTAGATATACCAGCTTATGAGAATCAAGGCACTTGGGTAGCAACTGTGCATGACGCTGGTACTAGTGGCACTGTTTTAGGTTATGGGCCTACTGCTGTTCTTAACAATGTTTCTTTTAATTCTAAGCCTAACGTAGCTCTAGATATTGCTAGGGGCGCAAAAGATAAATCCACAATAGGAAGAATGGAAGGCGCTTGGGAAAATCGTGATCCTAAAGTTGTTGAGCAGCAAGTTAGAGACATATTAAACGGAACAGCTCCTGATGCTGACCAATGGGTAGAAGTTGGGATGAACCCAGCAAGAGGAAGCGGTTTTTACGATAAGAGAAACGGTCAACGTCTTGGAGAGACAGAGCAAGTTCTACAAGTAGGGCCACTTGTTCTAGCCAAAAGACCTACAAGAATTGAATTAGATGATCCTAGAAACTTAGTAACGACTAGAAAAGAACCAAGACTAAACGATCAAGGCGATCCAATTTTTTTTAGCGGTGACAATAGAGTAGCTGGCTCTGGTGCTATTAGTGCGTTGAGGGATATAACAGGAGATACACCAGAGGTTACTAGAGATACAACATTGTTAGAAAGAGTCTTAGATGTTGATTCAGTAAACAACATGAATCCTGTATGGGGTGAACCTGAGCTTAGAAGCGTTCCCATTGCAAGAGCTTCTGACTTAGAAGACAGAGCCTACATGACAGGCATAACAGATACTACCGACAGCAGCCTTAGAAACTTAATATCGTTAGATGGAGTTCCTATAGATGAAAAAATGCGAGGTGGAACTTTCTTTGGGTTTCAGCCTGAGCAAATGGAACTTGGACAAGCATTTGCCTCTGCTGACGGAGCTATTCAAAGTCAAATAAACAGAGCTAGAAAGGCGCAACAACTTAGCGGAAGAGAAGGTGTTATTTTTGCTCCACATGGAATGACTCCTTCTAGCCCAGACTTTGCAACCATGCCAACAAACATAGCGGTAAAATATTCTAGAGCTATGATGGAACCGAAAGATAAAAAATTATTAGATGAAAGAATAAGAAATGGAGTATTAACAAAGAAAGGCGATAAATATGCTTCTGGCAAAGAGCCAATACCAGATTGGATGGGGATTGATAATGTAACAGACGAGTATTTAGCATCTATAGGCGGTAAAAGAAAAAATGTAACTAGAGCTTTAGACGAATTTAGAGAAGCTGGTGCATTAAATCTTTCTCAATCAAGAGCTTTGGTGACAGACCCTTCTCAATTTAACAAAGATTGGGGAATGGTTAACTCAATGTATTTACTTGATCCAAAGTCAGGACAAACAAAACCAAGAAGTACCCATCCATCTTATCCTGCTGCGTTAACAGGAGTTCCAATAGGAGCAACAACTGAAGGGTTTAGCATATTAGATTGGAACCCGACATATAAAAATAATTTAAACTTTATAGATGAGATGATGAGAAAAGGGCGAGAGGCTGGTCAAGAATATATAGATATTAAAAAACTAGATGATGGAACAGTTGGTTTTCAAAGGGACAAAATACAACCAAAAATAAAAAACATTAAAATGTTCGATATTCCTAATAGGGAAAGACCTGTTATTGGAGGAAGAGCAAGAACTGCTGGCTCTGGTTTAGCTGGTTCATTAAAGTCTGGAGGACAAGGACTCATTACAAGAGAGATGATTGATGATCTAATTGCTAGAGGATTAATTTTATCAGATTAGTTAAATAATTATGAAAAACCACAATATGTGGTATAGTTAAAGTACAGCGAACTCCACGCTTTTTTGGAGGTGCGGAACGTCACCGTTTATTTGACGGCATTTACGGAAGGTTAAGATGCTACCAGAAGATGATCTTGATGAGGCTACAGACATTACGTTTGAGCTTGAAGAGACTGAACCTGAAGGTCAGGAAACTGACTCCGAATCATCCACGGATACTGAGGAAGCTCAGGAAAAATCTACTAAACCTGTTTTTGACGAGGCTCAACAAGAAGCTTTTGATAAAGCTATAGGCAAGAAAGTCTTCCAAATTTCTGAAAAGGATAGGGAGATTCAAGGCCTAAATGCCAGAATCAAAGCTCTTGAAGAAAGCGCCCCTAAAGAACAGAGGCCTGTTATACCGCCAACGCCTGACCCTTATCAGTTAAGCGATCAGGAGTTCAGGAGAAAGGCTGGCGAACGTGACGAGGCAATAGCAAGACAAGCTGCTTATGATTCTCAGCAAGAGTCGTTACAACAACAACAAATGCTGGCTCAGAAGCAGGAGCAAGAACAGTATGTAGCTAAACAGAACGAGAAGATTAACTCTTATTCTAAAAAAGCTGCTGCTTTGGGTATAACGCCAGAGGAATTGCAAGTTGCGGGTAACACTGTAGCTGGCTTTGGTGTATCGCAAGACCTTGTTGATTACATATTAGATGATGAGATGGGTCCAGCGATTACCATGTACCTCAGTAAGAATGCTGTTGAACTTGACAACATTCGCAATATGTCTCCAATGCAGGCTGCTGTTAGGATAGAAAATCAGATTCGGGCTGAAGCTGCAAAACTTAAACCTAAAGTAAGTGCGGCTCCTCCTCCGGTTGATACGCCACAGGGTGCTGGTTCAGCGCCTAAAGCTAGAGGCCCAGTAGGAGCAACCTTTGAATGAATGAGGTGGCCCAATGGCTAATAACTTATCGAGTAACATTACTCGGAAAGTGGCAAGAGTATTTTTAGATGCTTTTGAAGCTTCTCGCGTAGTTACTAAAACCGTTGACACTCAGCTCTTGAGTGGCAAATTTAATCCTTCCACTGGTAGTAATGTAGACTTCAAACGTCCACACGACTACAACTCAATCCGTACAGCAGGCGGTGACATATCTGGCGCAGCTAAGTCTGACATCATTGCAGGCAAGGCAACTGGTACGGTTCAGAACTACTTCACTGTTTCCACTTCTTGGAGCAACATTGAAGAAGCTCTAGAACTTGACCAGCTAGACCAGATATTGGCTCCTGCTGCTAGGCGTATTGTTACTGATCTGGAAACAGACCTCAGTGGATACATGATGAAAAACTCTTCACTCCGTTATGGTAGTCATGGTGTCTTTGCTGACGCTTGGACTGACGTAGCTGGTGCTGGAGCGTTATTGGATAGCATAGGCGTACCAGCATCTGCTGATAAGTTTTATGTTATGAATCCTTTCACAGCTACTAAACTAGCAAGCGTTCAAAATGGCCTGAATGCTTCAGATAGTTTGGTGCGTACAGCTTGGGAGAACTCTCAAATCTCTGCCAACTTTGGTGGACTTAGAGCGTTAACTTCTCAGAGCTTAAACACTTTTACCTCTGGCACAGGCGCTGACAGAGCTGGTACTTTGAGTGCTGCTCCTGATGCAACTTATGTCACAGCAAAAGACACTATGACTCAAACCCTAGCGGTAACAGCTCTACAAGCCAATATGGTTGTTAAGGCTGGAGACATGGTTAAGATTGCTGACGTCAATCGTTTAAATCTTGATAGCAAGACTGCGATGATTAATGAAAGTGGCGCTGCTGTAGAGTGGACAGGTGTTGTTACTGCTGACGTTACTCTTGATGGTTCTGGTGCTGGTAACCTAGTTGTTGCTGGTCCTGCTATTTATGAGGCTAACGGACAGTACAATACTGTTGATGCTGCTCCTGCTAACGGAGCTGCTGTTACTGTACTTAGTGCATCTGCAACTATGTATCAGCCAAACTTGTTCTACATGAAGCAAGCTTTCGGCATAGGTACTGTGAAGTTGCCTAAGCTTTACTCAACCGACACTATTGCTACTACTTCTGATGGTATGTCTATCAGAGTTAGTAAGTATGCTGACGGTGATGCCAATACCCAGAAGATTCGTTTTGACTTGTTGCCAGCTTATGCAACATTCAATCCGTTTATGGCGGGTCATGGTTTCGGAGTATAAGAACCTCTCCAAAGACGATGGGAGCTTCGGCTCCCTGAATCTTTTATAAAAGGAACTAAAATGGCGGGACTTTACGAAAACATTCACAAAAAGAGAAAAAGGATACAAAGACAAAAAGCTGCTGGCAAAACTCCAGAGAGGATGAGAAAGCCAAACTCTAAAGGAGCGCCTACAGCAAAAGCTTTTAAGAGAAGTGCATTAACTGCTAAAGGAGCGACATACGAATAATGGCTACAGTCGCGCAAGTTGCAAAAGCATCGTTACAACGAATTTTAGTTCAGGCTAGTGAAGCTCCATTAGAAGCAGACGAGTACGCTGACTTCATTTTTGCTATGAACAATTACATGAGTGAGCTTGATGCTCAGGGTGTTAAGTTAGGATATACCACTGTTTCCGGTATAGGTGATGAAGTCACTATTCCCACAGGCGCTCTGAGAGGCGTTATTGCTAACTTAGCTATAGAAGTAGCCCCAGATTATAACGGTATAGTGTCACAAGGCCTTATAAAAGCTGCAAAAGAAGGCATGAATACAATGCGCCTTATAGGACAAACTATAACAAAAAGCGAAATGCCTTCTACATTACCATTAGGCTCAGGTAACGAGGGTGACCTGTCAGGCATCTCTGGACATTTCTATCCAGACTCAGAAGCAGATATTTTGGCAGAAACAACTGGCGCAATAGCTTTGGAGCAAAATACAAATGGATAGATCGCAAGGTAGAAAAAAATCAGACTTTGTTGCAAAGACATCTGTAGATGCTGGCGCATACATAGATTATGTTGTTAACGGCACAAACTATAAAATTTTATATACAAACTTTCTTAACGGTCTTGGTGTTACTGGAACGATAGTTACAGAAGGTGATCCATCTGGAACTGCTGTTTTAAATGTAGACGGAACCGTTAACAAAATAAGAAACTTAGAAAACGGGTCGGGTGTCATAACTAGCATATCCGCAAATGGTGGTGTAAAGATACAACAAAACTTTACAGCAGATACCACTGGTGAACCTATACTGCGTAATGTAACAGATGACACGCCAGACATAGTTTCTTTGGTTGCTGGCGATGGAATAACCATAGCTAGGACCAATAACTATCTTACAATTTCAGAAACCGCTAATACAGTTCTTGATGGATTGTTAAGTATTCAAGGTAACAGTACAGCTACAACAATAGCGGGAGCTGGTGATGCGGTGTTAGTAGCTGGCACATGGGTAGTTGAAAAAAGCGGAATAGGTGCTGGCACTACAGGCGGCAGGATAACTTACACTGGCTCGTCATCGCAACAAGTAAAAATAGATGCAAGCATTTCTGTAAAAGCGGCTTCAGCTTCTGGTCAGAATGCGTCTTTGTATGTTGCTAAAAACGGAACAATAGTAACGGCTTCTAGAGTAAACACTGAGGTAGATGCGACTGTTGAAAAGAATATTAATGTTGCTTGGATAGAGACTGCGGGTCAGAACGATTACTTTGAGCTATTTGTAGCCAATGAGTCAGGAACTGATGATTTGGTAGTAACTAATGGTTCTTTCAGGACTTCTTAATGCCAAAAACTATATTGCCTATAGCAAACGGATACTATGAAAGTGACTCTCTGCCTATTTCAGCGCAAGAGTGCATTAACTTTTATCCAAATATAGTTCAGGCTCCAGCGTTAAATCAGGAAACATTGTTTGGAACTGATGGTATAGAGCAAGTTGCGTATGCAAGCAGCCTAGAGATAAACAGAGGCGCACATGAAATGAACGGTGTGCCTTACTTTGTAATAGGCAACACTCTTTACAGTATGGACTCTAGCAATGTGTTGACTACTAGAGGAACGATTGCTGGTAGTGGATTGGTGTCTATGGCAGACAATGGAACTCAGATGTTAGTTTTGGTTCCTAACGGTAATGGCTACATTTATGACCATACCTCTACGACACTGACACAAATTACTGACGTAGACTTTACTGCTAACGGTAATCCTCAACAGGTAGTCTACATAGATGGATATTTTTGTTTAACGACAGACAGTAAGAAGTTTATTGTAAGCTCCATAAACGATGGACTTAGCTATAACGCTTTAGACTTTGGTACATCAGAGTCTGACCCTGATGAGATTGTTGCTCCGGTAGTGTTTAAGAACCAGTTGTTTATTGGCGGTTCCCAAACAATAGAAGCGTTTTCAAATATTGGTGGCGCAGACTTTCCGTTTCAAAGGACAGGATTGTTTTTAAGTAAGGGTATAGTCAGTCCTTTTAGTATTCAGTCATTGCAAGATACGTTTATATTTATCGGGTCCGGTTATAGAGAATCTCCTGCTATATGGGCGTTAAGCGGTAATGACGTTGTAAAAATATCTACAACGGCAATAGATAAAGAGCTAGGAAGTCTCACAACGGACCAGATTAATGCTATTTACTCTTGGTCCTATGCTCAGAAGGGAGCTTACTTTGTTGGTTTTGCTTTGCCTTCCACTACGTTTGTTTATGACCTTATAAGTAAAAGATGGCATGAAAGAAGGTCTGTTATAGATGAGACTCTAGGTGCTTACAGGGTTAAATCGTTAGTTAGAGCTTATAACAATGTCTATTGTGGCGATATAACTGATGGTAGAATAGGCAGGCTAGATGCAGATATTTTTAAGGAGTACGATACTCCTATACAAAGAACAATAGTCACACAACCTTTTCAAAACAATATGGAATCCTTTGTATTGCCTTCTATAGAGATGACAGTAGAAAGTGGTGTTGGAAATCCTAATAGCGTTGATCCATTGCTTGGAATGTCAAGAAGTAAGAACGGCAAAATCTGGACAAGTGCTAGATACCGAAAGATGGGTAAGGTTGGTGAGTACGACAAAAGACTTATATGGAGAAGGAACGGCAGAGCTTCAAGGTTTGAGCTTTTTAAATTTACTATGAGCGATCCTGTAAAGCCTGTACTTATTCAACTAACGGCTGAGATAGAGGCGGCAGCATGACTTACAAGTTAAATGTAGCGCAGCCAATAGTTGAGAGAGATGGAACAATGGCTAATGCTTTCAGGCAGTATACTCAGGATGCTGCTTTGAGTATTCCCATTACAGGAACAGGTACACCAGAAGGTAATGTAGAGGCTAGGCAGTTTAGTTTGTACTTAGACACTTCTGGAGGTGCTGGCAGCATTCAATACAGAAAGATGCTGGCAGAAATTGGTGGTGATCGCAAAAGAGGCTGGATAGCCGTTTAGGAGAATATTATGTCAAATGGAGCATCAGGAGCGGGTGGTGTAGCAGGCGCAGTACTTTCATTCGGTGGAAGCGTTTTGGATTACAAGTCAAACAAAGAAGCTGCCAAACAGCGCGAAAAGCAAATAGAGCAATTAAGAAAAGACATATTAGATCGTGGCAGAAGGGCCACAGATGCTCTTCAGCCTTCTTATAATGCTGCTCAAGATGTGAGACAACAAGGCCTTGACGCAAACCTAGCCTTAACAGGAAACACCTTTGAGCCTAGAGTGGACCTTTTGCAAGATTCTGGATACATGGCTCAACAGGCTGTACTTGCAGGATTAATGGGTCAAAGAGCTGCAACATTGGGTGATCCTATTAACTACGGAGCATTGCAGCCGCAAAGTGTTCCTGTAGATATGTCTGCCTTAACAGGTATTACGAATCCAACAGGAATAAACTTTACGCCAATGGCAACTCCAGATTATGGAGATACTGCTCAAGAAACTTTTACTGCCGGAGATGTTTCTCAATACTTAGCAAATTATCCTGACCTTACTAAATACTATGAAGAAAACAAAGAAACATTAATTGACGGTAGCGGAAACGATATTTTTAATAGTCTTGAGGGTTATGCTAAATGGCATTACGATAATTTTGGTAAAGCAGAAGGCAGAATATACGACAGGCCTTTGCCTAATATGGTTGCTGCACAAGGCGCACAGACAACAAACATAGATACATCAATGGATGGCTTTACCGGAGATCAGGTAAGAGGCGCTATGATGGGAGTGGTGACTTAGATGGCATTAAGCAACTTAAAAGGCATACCTAAAAAACCTCCATACGCTGATGCTGATGTTGAGAGAGTAAAAGGTTTACTCAACTCTGGCGCTGTAGATGTCGGAGAAGTGGCTCAATATTTTAAGGTTCCTAAAACTGTAGTTGTTGGAAACTTGTTAGGAATCCCAGCAAATGCGTACACTAGCGGGAAGGCAACGCCACAACAAGCAAAGGCAGTAGAAAGACTGATTAAGAAAGGTGTAGCAAATACCTCAGAGGTAGCTCAATACTTTTCTGCGCCTCCTGCGGTTGTGGAACAAAGCTTAAAAGAAGATTTTTTATACAATGAGGCTCAGGTTAAGGAGGCTCAACAAGGTCTTCCTGTTTCTGCGCCAACTCAAAAGCAAATAGAAAGCATTCCAGTAGATGGAGATTACACAGAGGCAGAAACTCAGCTAGTGCAGGATGCTTTAGAGGCTGGAACTTATACTGCTGCACAAATAGCTAACAACTTTCAAGTGCAGGAACAACAGGTTGCTGATGAGTTAAAAAGAAGACAAGAAGTACAACAACAAGGATTTACTGACATAGCTAACCCATATCCTCAAGGGATACCAGCAGCTATGGCGGCTTTTAACAATCAAGCAACAAATGCAGCAGCAGGCGCTGCTGGTGGAGCTGCTGGTGGAGGATTAGCAGGAACTCCAGACCCTTTATCTGGAACCACAATTATGGTGGATCAAGTAACAGGAGGAGCCGCAGGAGGTGGTGCTGCTGGAGCGTCTGGAATACAAAATACTACTGATCCCAATGCAGTAACAGCAAAAGATAAATTACCTTTAACTGCGGTAGCAAATTACGCGACAGGTAGTGACATACCTATAGGGCTAAAGGGTTCAGAACAAGCTTTAAAAGGCACTACAGCAGGGTCAATAGACGTTCTTGATGCTGTTAACAGAGCTGGAAGGCAAGACATAAACCCATATGCTATTGCTGGACAAGATGCGTTAAGGACACAAAGAGCTTTGGCTGGACTAGATGGTCAGGCGGCTTTTGATGCAGCCTATCAAGAAAGTCCTCAGATGAAGTTTTTAAGAGAGCAAGGAGAAAGAGCTGCCTTGAGAAATGCGGCTGCAACTGGTGGATTAGGTGGCGGCAACGTATTAAAAGAGCTAACAAGATATAACACTGGTTTAGCTTCTCAGGACTTACAAAACCAAATAGCTAACATAAATCAGTTATCTGGCAGAGGATTTAACGCAGCAACTCAAATGGCTGGTTTAAATTTGAACACAGGACTTCCTGCGGCTAACGCTATTAATACGCTAGGGGTTAACCTTGCGACAGGTAGAACTGATGCCGCTACTAAACTTGCTGACCAATATGGCGATGCTTCTAATAAGCTTGCTAACATTCTTGGAAGTCAGGGATTGAATATAAGTAATTTGGTTGGAAACACAGCTTCAAGCATCAATAACGCAAGAAACAATGCAGCAATAAACGAAGCTAGGGCGCAAGAAAATTTTGGAGTTAATCAATCAAACATTCAATCAGGTATTGGTAATCAGTTGGCTGGACTTCCTATGGCTCCAATAGCTGTTCCAAACTATCAGCAAGGAATTGAAAATGCTTTCAACTCTGCTGCTTTAGGAGCAGAAGTATTTGGAAGAAATGATGGTGGAGCGAAAGTGGATACCTCTAAGGGAATCCCTAACCCTAACTATCAAAATCCTAATGCCACTTGGGGTAATTACACTATGGGTAATACAAATTACCAACTAAATCCGGTTCGTAGGTAAAAAAAATGATTGAAAATACTTTTTATCAAGAAGGTCCGGTTGTAGAAGATAATCCGTTAACTGGAAACCCTATTAGCTTTCCGTCTTTAGATGCGCCTTTGGGCGGCACTACAAGATCAAGAGGACAAAAGCTTATGGGAGTTGGGGGCGGTGCTGACCTTCCTACAAAGTTAAGAGCTTTGGGAGCAATGGTTGGTAACAAGGTTCCTGAGTTTAGACAGCAGCAAATGCAAGAAAGAGAAGCAGAAAGTATGCTTGGTGTGCAAGAGCTTCAAAAAAGAGAGATGCTGGATAAGTCTTTAGCTAAGGATTACTTTACCGCCTATGCTATGGCTGAGAATGGAGACTATCAAGGGTTTATGGACTTGATGGAAGACAGGCTTAGAAACGAAAGAAAGCTTGGCTTAGATACAAGTTCAACATTAGAAATCATGCAAGATGCTCAAGGACCAGATGGTATGGCTACGGTTATGCCATATCTAAAATCTACCCTAGAATCTGCATTTGCTGCTGGCTACTTAACGCCTGCTGAAATGAGCAAGCCTTTAGATAGATTCAGAATGATAACAAGAGAAGATAGAGAAAGAGCAAGACAAGCTGGCATTGCTCTTCCAGATATGCCTTTGCAAGTAAATATAGACACAGGAAGAATAGAAAATATAGATGGGTATACTTCTCCTAGCACTGGCAGCTCAACAAGAGAGATGGAAGCAGATCAAAATGGAATTTTGCGTTATGTAGATACTGGAGAACCTGTTTTTCCAAATGTTGAAACTGAACCAGAAACTCCAGAAGTTCCTAGTATAAAACAAAACCAATCTAAAGCATCCGTTTTTGGGCATAGAGCACAAGATGCTTCTTCAATATTAGATAACTTAGAAAGTTCTATTATAGACAGAAATATTTTTGCTACATTTGCCCAACAGTCTATGCCAAATAATTTAAAAAGTTCTGAACAACAACAATTCGATCAAGCAACAAGAAATTTTATTAATGCCACTTTAAGGCTTGAGTCTGGAGCTGCAATACAACAATCAGAATTTGACTCTGCAACATTACAATATATTCCACAATTTGGAGATAAGCCAGAAGTGCTAGAACAAAAGAGGGCAAATAGGGAACGCTTTGTAGAAGGCATGAAGGTAGAAGCTGGCCCTGCTTGGGATATGGCAGAAGATATGGCAGACAATGAAAATATTATAGAATATGACGAAAACGGTAATAGGATAAGCTAATGCCTGACGTAAAAATGCCTGATGGTAAAATATTACGGTTTCCAGAAGAAACTTCTTTGGAAGTTATAGACAAAGCCGCAAAGGATTATATTAGCGGCATTTCTTCTCCTGAGCCTGATCCGGTTCCTCAGCCTGAGCCTACGCCTGAGCCTGAGCCATCAAGACCAAACTTTTTTGAAAGAGTTGGTGACGATATGAGCAGGCGTGGCGAAATGGCAATGGATATAAGAGATGCTGGTATGTCAGGAAAACAAACAGCAGGAGAAACGGTTCTTCAATTAATTGGGAAAGTAGGGGCAGGGTCTGTTCTTGATATTATTGGAGAAGGAGTTGTAAGTGCGGGTTATGGTGTCCAAAATGTGACACCGGACCCTGTTGAAGATTGGATAAAAACATATATGTTTGATCCTTTTGTGCAACAGCCTTTAGTTAAAGAAGGTTTGTCTGCTATGCAATCTGGTACAGAATCTTATCAAAATTGGGCAGAAAATAACCCAAGACTAGCAAGAAACTTTGACGCTTTAGCAAATACTGCTTTAGTGGCATCTCCGGTTAAAACAAACCCTACGACTAAATCGCAAAGCGTTCTAGGCGCAACCTCAAAAGCTATTGATGAAAGTGCAGAACAAACAATAAAAACAAGAAGACAATCGTTTTTAGAAGATTTAGTTAGGCCAGCACAAACAAAAGGAGTAAGAGAAGAACAAGTAAAGAGAACAACAGAGTCTGGTATTTTAAATACAAAAAACATAGCACCGTCAACATCAGAAGCTCAAGCTATTAGTGCAATAGAAAATATTCCTTCTGTAAAACCATCTAACACTTTGCAAAAAAATTATAACAATATTTCGTCAGAGCTAACCAAAGAGGCGCAAAATTTATCAAATACTTTAAAAAATTCAAAAGTAATGATTCCAAAGAGCGAAGTTGATGATGTTTTTAATTCTGCTTTAAAAACTCTTGAAGAATCGCCAGTTATGGTAGGAGATGCAGCAAAAACAGGAGCAAGATATATAAATCAAGCTAAAACTATTGTTAATAATCATCCTCCAACAAGTCTTGGTCTATTAAACGCAAGAAAAGAATTTGACCAATATGTTTCTCGTCAAAAACCAAAAATATTAGACCCAGCAACAGAGAATGCTGCTTCTATTGCTGTGAAAGAAGTTAGGCAATCACTTAACAATTTAATAGCTTCTAAAAACCCACAAGTAGCAGTTAGAGATTCTTTGTCAAGACAGTCTAGTATGTATACAGCTTTAGACAATATTGGCAAAAAAGCGGCAGACGAAGGAGCTAATGCTATAGCAAGAATATCTCAAAGTATAGACCGTATTTTAGGACAAAGATCAAAAGTAATGAATGTTATGGGTTTGGCTGCTGGTGTTGGTACTTTTGCCGTTTATAATGCGTATGCAAGTCAAGTATCTGCTTTAGCTTATACATTGGCAGGAATGTATGCTGGAGGAAAATTTTTTATGAGTCCTCAGTTTAGAAAATCAATAGCTGCTACAATAAGACAAGCAGATAAAGCTATTAAAAAAGCTACTGATCCAGATACAATAAAATCGTTAAGAGCTGACAGGGCGCTTGTTGTAGAGATGTTAAGGCAGGCTAATAATTCGGGTGAATAACAATGGCTAGATTTGGCGAAATAAACGCACAATACTTTGATGACGCTGG